ATTGGTTCGAGTGGGTCAAGGAATGTCTTGTTGAACATCATGTCATAGTCCACATAGTCGTGCAGTCCCAACTCTTGGGGTAGGTTCAGTGGGTAGGAGATGATGTTCTCACCGACTCGGTTCGGTTGACGCAGATAGACGAACTTGATTTTCTCACCGTTGTTGATGAGAGTGTATCGTCTGTCCAACCCGTTCTTCTTGATGGCATCATTGTAGACCAGTGACCCCCGAACATGAATCGGACATCCCTTCTTGTAGATGGTCTTCTTGTCCGTCCACTTGTCAACATCAGATACACCTCGGGGAAATGACACATCCTCGGGAGGGAGTTTGGAAAACTCATCTCGGAACTGAGAGATTGCCTTCTGAGTATCCTTCTCTGTCCCACTGATGATGACTCGGAAGATATCCCTGAACCTGTCTCGCACCACTTGGGGAGTCGATGACTTGATGGCTTCGATACCCATCATCTTCAGTTTGGGAGTCGAGTACTGGACACCCTCGTTGTTATTGACCGATAGGATATACCGTTTCTTTGCGACCCAAATACCCTTCTCTGCGATAACCTCACGACCCATCTCCATTCGGTTCTCGTATGCAGAGGTGATTCGGGATAACTCATCGTAGGCACCCTCTAGAACCTTCTCAAAGTGTTCCTGACAGATTTTGTCCAAGAACTTGACTGGGTCTTTAGGGTTGAACTGACTAACCAAGTCACCCATTCTAATGTAGAGTGAGTCGGTGTCGATTGCGATTACATAGTCTTCATCGGTCTTCAGGAGTTTCTGCATCTCATCGTTGACTGCCTTCTCTGCCCACTTGATTGCGAGTTGACCTGCGAGAGTGATGGACTCTGCGACTCTCTGGTCGAAGTATCGAAACCACCGATTACCCAATGCACCATAGAGTGAGTTCATCAGAATCTTAATCGCCATCTGTTGGTTGTTCAACGAAGTGATTCGGTTATCGAGTTCCTTCGATGGGTTGGTCTGATACTCTTGTTGTAGTTTCAACATCTCTTTCTTGATGACCTTGCGGTCGTCATAGTATCTCTTAATGATACTCGGAATCACACCCTCGGTCTTTCGAGAGAACTTAATACCCGTAGGTGCAAGTGCAAAGTCCGAACCCTCGGTCGACACCTCACGATTCAGAATCTTCTCAACACTCACATCATTATAGAATCCATCGAGTACAGTCTCGGGGGACATGTTGTACTGGACAATGATATTGGGGTACAGACTGTTCAAGTCAAACGATGTGACCCACTCGTGTGAACCAACCTGTGGGTCTTTGACATAACCACCCGCATACTGAGTCTTAGGTTTCTCGGTCTTCGGTGGACATGCAACCTTCTTCTCATTCAGAATGCGGTGAATGATACTGTCCCAAATGTTGGTCGTACCTAGTGTGTCATTGTAGTTGACCCCACCACGATATGCCATGGTCAGTACCAGAGAGATGAGGTCAAGCTTGAGGTCGAGTTTCTCTACGAGTTCGACATCCTTGATGTTGTAGTCGATGAACTTCTGGAAGTCTTCTTTGTAGAGAGTGAAGAGTGTACCGTGTTCGTCGTAGGATAGTTTCCGTTCACCCAACACCACATGTGCAATGTGGTCAAGTCGATAGGACTCTTGTAGACCTAGTGTGTTGTAGGTGAACTTCTTGAAGACCTCAAGGTAGTCGAGTTGTTCGATACCTTCGAGTTTGTATTCAAGGTGGTCACGACCATTGATTTTGATGTGACCTTCCCGTACCAGACCCCATGGAGAAAGTTTCTTTCCGAACTCTACACCCAAGGTTCGGTTGATGCGGTTGACCAGATAGGGGATATCGAAGAACCGTGTGTTCCATCCAGTCACGATGTCAGGTTGATTCCGAAACCAGTGGTCAACAAACTTCATCAGGAGTGCAGACTCGTTGTCACACTTCTCGTAGATGGTGTTCTCAGACGCATCATAGTCACCCAAACCCCATACACGAAAGACACCATTGTTCTCTCGGAGTGCGATTGAGATGACAGGTTTCTCTGCGGTTGCAGGTTCGGGGAATCCATCATCTGATGCAACCTCGATATCGATTGCACAGACCTTGATGACCTCTCGGTCGAAGTCGATATTGTGGGGGAATCTCTCGGTGATGAACTGGGTGATATAGTTGTTCATCCCATAGATTTTGAAGTTCTCGATGCCCTCGTACCGTTTGGTGAAGTCGGTCGCCTCTTTCATCGACTCGAACTTCATCGGTTCTACAGGAACACCATCGATACTTGTCCACTCTGATTTCTTGTTCGACTGAACGAACAGAGTGGGTTGGAAAGGAATCTTCTCTTTGACGGGGACACCATCACGGTATCCACGATAGAGAATGTTGTTACCATAACGAACTACCGAAGTATAAAACTCACTCATAATGTACCTCTATCATTTGAACTTACTATTATACCACCCTCCTACGGTTTGTGTCAATCGATTACTTTGAATGTATTCCACCTCGTCCATGGTTCTTCGATGTGTCTTTTTCTGTATCGATGATGGTCTTGGGTGACCTTCAATCGTTTGGATACGACCTGAGTGGTCGGGGTCTTGATACTGTTCTGTCTGTCCATGTCATATGAGTTGAAGAACACATCAACTCTTCTTCCGAAACCAAGAGTGTCACAGTGATGCCATGGGTGGATGACCGTTGGGTCAATGTTCAGGTAGTTTCTTTTTCTCAGGTAGTGGTCAGTGTAGTTTCGGAAGAGTCTCTCGACTACACCATACGGTCCACCGTTAATCCAGAATCTTTGTTCCTTCAGTAACTCATACATCCACTTTGCACAGTGAGTACTGTAAGTGTAACACCCCATGAACAGTCCGATGTTTGCGTAACATACCTTGTGTTCTTCGATGTACTCTAACATGTCTCGGAACACATCTTCGTACAGTAAGTAACTGTCGTGTTCCATAATCAAGAATCGTTCTTCACTCTCACCCTGTTGTCTCATCAGTTCCCAATGAGAACACATCCCTGCCTTCTCAGTCGGTGAGTGGTCTTCCTTAGACATTTGGTCACCGACCATCAAAGAAGGTTTCCACTCATACTGTGCAATGATATCTTCGAAGTCTGGATGGTTAGGTGTGATGGCGGGAAAGTCAATGAACTCTAAAGTCCCATCGTCAATCAACGGTTGGAACGACTCTCTAGAGATGTTCGCATATTCATCCGATATCGGATTACTGCGGTCTACGATTTGATATACTTTCATACCGTCCTTGAAAGAGGGGGAGCGCAAACTCCCCCATCATCGATTAGTCGATTGGAATGTAACGAGGTTTCTTCTCTTCTGGAAGTTCATACTTGAGATTGATGGTAAGAATCCCATCTCTCAGTTTCGCCTTGTCTACATTCACATGGTCAGATAACTTAAAGGTCTTCTGGAAACCTTTAGTCGAGATACCTTTATGTAGGTATTCTCTTCCCTCTTCACCATCTATTTTCGAACCAGTCACGAACAAAGTGTTGTGTTCTTGTGAGACCGCCACTTCTTCTTTCTTAATAGTGTTTTCAAACCCCGCCACCGCAATCTCAATCAGATATTCATCATCCGATACTTTGACGATATTGTGAGGTGGGTATGTGTCTGACGCATGTTTCGCAAAGTTATCCAACCCATTGAACAGGTGGTCAAAACCTACGAAAGACGAACGAGGGAACAACGATGTTGTTTTAAGATTAGTCATATTTTTTCTCCTAATAGTTTAGCAAGATTCGAGAACCAGACCATCTGCATTCTCACTACTATATATACAATGTAGTATACAATACTAGAGTATTTTTTGTCAAGAGGTGAAGTTTATGTATGAGTATAACTGTACAGTGAGAGCGATTATCGATGGTGATACTGTCGATGTGGATGTTGATTTGGGATTCGATGTAATCCTTCGAGGTGTGCGAGTAAGAATCGCTGGCATCGATGCACCTGAGATTCGAAGTCGAGATGTGGTCGAGAAACATTGGGGTAGAAAGTCTCGGTCGTTTCTTGAGAAGACGATACCAGTCGGAACTAAACTCATCTTTGTCAGTAAAGAGTACCATCCCAACGATAGTTTTGGTCGAGTCATCGGTGACTTCTACTATGGTATGAGTACCATCAGTCAGGTGATGTTGAACAGTCACCATGCAGTCCCTTGGGATTCAAACAAAGAAGAAAGGGAGAAGAATCATCTACGGAATCGTGAGTTGTTAGTTGAAGCTGGATACTCACCAGCGGAGGAATAGAATGGTATATACAGTCAAATACAATCAGTCAAGTGTACCCGAAGTTGGGGACACTCTGTTAGTCGATACAGTTGATAGTGACAACGAGAAGGGTGAGATGTCATGGGCACGAATCCCTCAAGAGTTCTCTATTGCAGATGACCAAGGGGATTCTGATGTAGTCAATCTACCTGAGACTCTAACCTTCCTTGGAGGTGAAGGGTTGACATCCAACATCGGTGATAATACCGTGACATACTCTATCGATAGTTCTGGAGTAGTCTCTGGAACTTATGGGTCGAGTACCGATGTTCCTGTCCTGACCATTAACAATAGGGGTCAAGTAACGAGTATCTCAACTCAACCTATCGCTGGATACATAAGTGTTTCAGAACTCCAGACCGCAGTGCAATCTGGAGACTCTGGAAGTTTTGATGACTTCAAGAACTATCTACTGTCACTCTCTTAGAAGTAGATTGATGGGTCAGGTTCACCCTCGACACCGAAACTGAAACTTACTCGACTCAACCTCGGGAAGATTTGGTGATGAGTTCCTCTTGGAATCCACACATAGTCTCCGGGGTTGAAGTCGAACTCTTCTTCGTTATTGTGACCTTCGACCTTGAGACCAGTTGTACCAATCACTTGGACTAGGAATACATCCATGCGGTCTTTATGCCATGGGTAACTACCTGAGTCCCTACC